GCTTTAAGTAGCTTGTATGACCCTAGTAATCCTCAGGCATTGATCAACATGATCCCGCCGAGGTTGGTGCCGATCTTAGAGAGAGTCAAAGATAAGCTGCCTAGGATGCTTTTAAGAACGGAGCGCGAGTTAAGAAATTACTGCGAGCCTGATGAGCGTGATGACCGGGTAAGGTTAAGTTTTTGGGATGAGTATAATGCTGCTACTGCTGCTGGTAAAAAGATGAGTATTCAGAGCATCATTTGTGGCGCATGTAGTTGGGAAGGTTGGGTAACGATATACGAGCCTAATAATCACAAGATGCTTTGGGTTTTTACTCCGCCTACTAGTTATGTGGCGGCTATGAGACAGATTCTTTACAGAGGCACTGAGAGGCTTTTAGAGATCATGAATCTGCCGATGACAGATAAAGACGGTAAGATTGACACGAAGGTGGCTACCCTTGTGCTCAAGGCATGGCAGTTAGCAGACATGCGGGTTAAGGGTGGTATAGTGCAGAGGATGCAAGTTGAGCAGAAGAATCTTAACTTAAACCTAAATGCTGACTCTGGAGTCGAGCAGGCTAGGGTTAATATCCAGGCTTTACAGCTTGAGGATCTTGAGGCTTTAGAGCGTCGTATTGAGAAGGCCAAAAGAGATCAGACAAAGTATTTAAAGGGTATCACTGATGAGCAAAGGGAATTGATCATTGGCGGTGAGTTACTTGAAGACTTTGAGAACGTCACGAAGTCGTCTCAGAGATACATGATGCCTGATGTTCCAGAGGTGCCAGAGTTACCGGATATTGAACTCAAGTTGGATGAGGTCATTAATGCCAGCGAAGAAAAAGAACACCGCCCGTGATAACGCAGTTGATACAAAGCAGCTGACAAGAGAGTTATCTAGAGCAAAGAATTTAGATCCTATTACATTTCAGCAAAGTGTAATCAAGGCTCGCATTAAAGAGCTGCAGCAAGATTTACCGCACCTTCACGGCTGGAAGTTTTATCCGTGGGCTAGAGAGTTCTTTGAATCACGCAACAGAATGAATCTTCTCTGTGCTGCTAACCAGATTGGCAAGAGCAGTATTGCGATTAGAAAAAACATCGAGTGGGCTTGCAATAAAAAGCTGTGGAAAGATCTCTGGGATACTCCGCCCAAACAATTTTGGTACTTTTATCCGTCGGATAGCGTAGCGACTATCGAGGTCGAAAAAAAATGGATACCAGAGTTTATGCCTCGTGGTGCGATGAAAGATCACGAGAATTATGGATGGGACATTGAATATAAAAGCGGAGATGTGCACGCCATACATTTTCGCAGTGGGTGTAGTATATTTTTTAAATCCTATGGTCAGAAAACCGTAGTGCTTCAGACAAGCTCCGTGGCAATGATGACCTTCGATGAGGAGGCTCCTGAGGAGATCATTAACGAGTGTCTTGCTCGTCTTCGTGCCACAAGAGGATACTTCAATCAAGTCTTCACAGCTACTCGCGGTCTTCAGGTGTGGTACAGAGCCATGGAATGTATAGGCACATCTGAGGAGATGTTTCCTAATGCATGGAAGCGTTCTATTTCGATGCGTGATTGCCAATACTATGAAGACGGCACACCTAGTCAGTGGACAGATGCAAGGATCAAGGAAGCAGAAAGCTTCTGCACATCTCAGTCAGAGATTTTAAAACGTATTGATGGAAGATTTGTAAAAGACGAAGGCAGAAAGTACTTGGCCTTTGATCCAGACAAGTCTGTGACCAATGCATCTGAAAAGATTCCATCTAATTGGAGATACTATGCCGGAGTCGACATTGGTAGCGGTGGTCGTGGAAGAAGTGCTGGTGCTGTTGTTATTGTGGCTGTTTCTCCTGAGCTGGACGGAGGACGAGTAGTCAGAACCTGGCGCGGAGACCATGAAGAGACAACCGCACGAGATATTCTAGAGCACTACAAAAAACTAAGAGAAGGCTTGATCATTACCCAGGCATGCTATGATTATCAGTCCAGAGAATTTGGTCTCATAGCTAGTCGTAGTGGCGAGCCGTTTTTGTCGGCAGATAAGCAAAGAAACTCTGGTGAGCAGATTATTAATACACTTTTTCAAAGTGGCGCTTTAACAATTGATGAAGGTGTGTATGATAATCGCAAACTAGTTACCGAGCTTATGTCTGTTCCTGCGGGTGATAAAAACCGCAAATATCAGGATGATTTGACCGATGCGCTGCGTTATGTAATCAAGTTAATCCCTTGGGATTTCAACAAGATAGCACCGAATCTTAGAGTCGAGGAAGAAAAAGAAGATGTACCTCATGTGCAATGGACGGCCGAAGAGTACACAGCTTGGGAAATAAAACAGCGTAGAGGAGAAATGTCAGATGATGGAAGACCAAAAGATGATTGGCAAATCTTCGCAGACGAAGTCGCCGCGTGGAACGAAGCCTATGGGAGCTAACACTAAAGGCAAACTTCTTGGTATTATTGAAGGATGCCGAAAACTTGGCGTCTCTAAAATAAAGACTCCAGATTTTGAGGTAGAGTTTTTTCTGGAGCGTTCACAAGAGGTGGGAAATTTTGAAGAGGCCGACGAACTTAAACCGCCAAGAGGTATCGACAAAGAACTTCTTGAGGATGTTCGTATGTCACAACTTATGATCGATGATCCTTTTGGTTTTGAGCGTGAAGTTTTAAATGCTGAACAAAGGAGAGTAACAAATGAAGCCCATGAAAATTGATGAGCTTAACAAGCTTCACGACGACGCCAAGAGTTTAGATAAAGAAGCTACAGCAGAGATGAGAAGTAACATCCTTCTTATTTCTGGTGAGCAATACAGCAAAAGACTAAACGAGTTCTGGCAAAGAAACAGAATCAACGGCACAACTGCAGATCCATATCAGTTGCGCATTACTAAAAACTGGTTGCACAGAGCACACAGAATTTATGTTAACGCCATCATCTCGCAAGCTCCTGGTGTTTCCATTGTTCCTAGAAACAAAACAGAGCTACAAGATCAAAAGTCTGCAGAGCTAAATCAGTCTGTTTGGCAATATGCTAAAGACAAGTACAAACTAAACGCACTTTTTAGAGATCTTTGCTCAGACTTCTGCGGCATCGGAGAGGCTTGTGTAAAAATCTTCTTTGATCCTACTCGTGGCGCACTAAAAGGCTACGAACCACAGATAGATCCTGTAACAGAGATGCCTGTTGTCGACGAAATGGGAATGCCCGTAGCAGATGAGTCACGTCCAGTGTTTACTGGAGAGTTTGTTTTCGAAAGAGTCTACGGACAAAACGTTTTCCGTGATCCTTCTTGCATGCAAATGAAAGATGCTCGCTGGATTGGCGTAGAAAAGCTGGAATCTAGCAAGGTTTTGAAGGAAAGATACAAAGACGACAAAGAAAAAATGAAATACATCACAGAATCCACAGAAGAGTTTGTGGTTTTTGATTCGATGAAGAGCGGATACGGTAGAGAGAAAGATCAAACTCTACTTCTTGAGTATTACTTCAAGCCATCACCAGAATATCCAGAAGGATACTATTACATCACTACAAAAGCAGGAATTCTTGAAGAAGGCCAACTTCCTGGCAAGATTTTCCCGATTATTTGGAAAGGCTTTGATGAATATGCAACTAAAGCTCGCGCATCAAGCATGGTTAAGGTTGCTAGACCGTGGCAGGCGGAAATAAACCGTGCGTCGTCGCAGGTCGCGCTTCACGGCATCACTATTGGCGAAGATAAAATACTTTATCAGGCTGGAACGAAGGTGTCTCAAGGTAGTCTTCTACCTGGGGTACGAGGTATTACATACCAAGGCCAGCCGCCTACCATATTACCTGGAAGAACTGGCGAGCAATTCTATGAATATATTGCGCAACAAGAGCAAGAAATGAGTCGAGCACTCATGATTGACCTGGTTGAAGAAGAAAAAATGTCCAATTTAGACCCTATGGCTATGCTTTTTCGCAGCATGAATCAGACGCAAAAGTTCAGCATATATGGTCAAAAATTCGGCGAATTCTTGGTAGAAATGTGTGAAAAGTTCCTAGAACTAGCTAAATTTTACCTTGAAGGTGATGAATTGATTGCGGCCATTGGAAAAAGCGAGGCGATCAACATTGCAGAGTTTAAATCTACAACTCCGCTCAACCATCTCATCCAAGTAGAAGAGCAAAACGATACGATTGAGACAAAGCTTGGAAAACAACTTGTCCTCAATCACATCTTGCAGTATGTTGGAACCAACCTAGACAAAAAAGATATCGGAAAGCTAATTATGGCAATGCCATACGGCAACCACCAAGAGGCTTTCAAGGATTTCACTCTAGACGAGAAAAACGTCAAGAATGATTTCCTAGCAATCGAGCGGGGGGAGATGCCACAAGTTTCTCCAAGCGACGATTCCAATTATGTTCTCAAGCATCTTGCAAGCCGAAAGAAAGAACGAGATTACAGATTGCTGCCTCCAGAAGTGCAGGCAATATACGATCAGTACGAGCAATACCACATGGAAAAACAAGCTCAAGAAGCACAGGCTCTCAAAGCTGCGCAATCTGAGTTTATTCCTACAGGTGGAGCGATGGTTGCTGCTGATATGTATGTTCCGAACGAAGACCCCAACAAAACTCCTAAGCGCGTACGCGTACCATACCAAGCTCTAGACTGGTTGTTAAAACAGCTTGAACAGCAAGGCATGTCGATGCAGGCTATGGAGAATATGAATCAGGCACAGGTAGCCGAAGTAGCAGGTATGCTTCTTGGTGAAGCCGCGCCACAACAGGGCCAGCAAAGCCCGATGGGAGTTATGTAATGGAGACGGTAAATGAAACAACAGGAACAGCAACAGAAACAGAATCCACGCAAACGGCACCTGAGAGTGGTGGGGAAGTATCAACTACCCAACCAACAGAACAGTCAGCTTCTCCAGCAACTGGTTTGGAAGCGCTAAAGACTGCGGGTAAAGACAAGCTAAAAGTATCGACAGAAAAAACAGACAAGCCTGTCTATACTCCAAACTACAAGTTCAAAGTTTTAGACAAAGAGCTTGAGATCGATGAGTGGCTCAGACCTGCAGTAAAAAATCAAGACATCGAGAAGAAAATTAAAGATCTTTATGAGAGGGCTTACGGACTTGAGTCAATTAAGCCAAAACATCAAGCCATAAAAGAAGAACTTGAGCAAACAAAACAGAAAGTTGCACAAACAGATCAGGCTCTGGAGATTCTTGGCAAGTATGTTCAAGAAGGTGACTTTGACTCATTTTTTGATGGCCTGAATATTCCAAAAAACAAAATATTGGAGTATGCTTTAGACTTAGTAAAGCGCGAGCAAATGTCGCCTGAGCAGAAAACTCAGTGGGAAGCCAGCAAGCAAGCCCGAGACGCCGCTCGATATTACGAGGTGCAGAATCAGCGTTTGTTGGAAAGCCAGCAACAATTCGCAGTTCAGCAACGAACATTCGAGCTAGATATCGCTCTCCAACAACCAGAGGCCAAGGTGTTTGGTGAGGCATACAACGCTGGGATGGGAACCCCTGAAGCTTTTAAAGATTACTGTATTCAAATCGGACAAGCTTATGCAGCTCGTGGACAGGACATCCCGGCAAGCCAAGCTGTCAGTGAGGCGATAAAGCACCTAAGAGCTATTAATCCTAGCCTTGGTGTGCAACCAGCAACTACACCAGTTGTTCAAGCTTCACAAAAGCCAGTAATCCCAAATATTCAGGGTCGCGGCACAAGTGCGGTAAAGCCAACAGTGAAATCACTGGATGACTTGAAACGCCGAGCCAAAGAGATGCAAGAGGGATCATTTTAATTAAACAATAAATTTCTCAAGGAGTGAGAGATGGCAACTACAGTAAACAGCTCGTTTCAGTCGATGCTGAACGAGTACCTACCGAACCGTATGATCATGGAAGAACTAATTAAACGCGATTGGTTCCTCTCTAACATGGAAGTCGATAATGGATGGCAAGGTTCCAAAATTATCGTTCCATTCAAAGGCGCTGGCGCTTCGACCGTAGAATTCGGTCAATTGGCAGCAGCTGGTGACATCAGCCAATCCGTATATGTTCGCGGATCGATTGATGCATACAAAGAAGCTTGGTCTTCTCTTATTTTTAACCACCGTGATCTTTTAGATCATGAAGGCCGTATTCCAGAAGCAACGTTCTTGAAAATTCTTCCAGGCGAAGTTGACGCTATGGTTGATTACTTCAAGCAAGTTGTTTCTACTCAACTTGGCGAAGGCGCTCACTTTGCTAAAGCTGTAGAAGCTGGTACTGCTGGTGGACAACTAGAAGTCGATCATGTTGATCGCTTCCAAATTGGCCAAAAAGTAGAACTTAAAGATGGTGCAGAGCCTAAGCTTGTTGGCTACGTCACAGCTATCGACGTAAACAGCGTATCTTCTGGCGGAACTGGAACTATCACAGTTCAAACCGCACGTTCTGGTGGCGTTGCTGTTGACCTTAGCACATTGGCTGTTGGCTCTAAATGCTACCACCCAGGTGTTTTGGATAACGGCGGATTTACTTCTTTGAAAGAAGTTCTTCTAAGCGCAGCAAACGGTGGATCTTCTACTGTTCATGGCGTTTCTAAGCTCGCGTACCCAATTCTTCAAGCTGTGAATGTCAACGGAGCTGGTTGGAGCGCAAGCGACCTTCTAGACAAACTGTTTGACACATACACTCTTGTTCGTCAAAAAGCTAAAGGCAATGCCAACACTGTTGTCATGAGCTTTAAGCACCTTGGCACAGTCATGAAGCTTCTCGAAGCTCAAAAAGGCCCATTCGTTGTTACAAAACAACCTTCGGCTTCTTTGTATGGCTGGACAGAGATCGAAATTACGACAGTTAAAGGAACTCTTAAGCTGGTCGGAATTTTGGAGATGTCAGACGACGCGATCATGTTCCTTGATCTTAAGTCGATGTGCTTCCGTACACGCGGTGGCTTCCGTAAACGTAAAGCTCCAGATGGAAAAGAGTTCTACGAAGTACGCGCTACTAGCGGATACCAATACATCGTCGATATGTGTCTGTTCGGTGAGCTCGAAGTTTCGGCTCCAGGCCATAACGCGATTATTTACGGCATCAACTACGTCTAATCTTTTAGACAGTCGGGGAGCGGAGCTGCTAGGATGGTGGCTTCTCTCCCCTTCTCTACGGGAGAATTTCCATGGCGGATACTGGCCATTTAAAAATACAAGCTCAAGAGCTAGTTAAGCAGCACTGCGAATATGATGGCAGTGGAAGAATGATTGAAGTTTACACAGTCAGAAATGATGCTCCAAATGGAACACCATGTACTGTTGTTAAATATGTTTATGATGGTTTGTCTAGCAGAGTCGTTTTTATGAAAGAAGAAGTAGGGGTCTGGGACGCTGCCTGGGAACTATTGTAATACTTTAGGAGATCAAGGATGATCTTTAATCACCATAGGTTTCAGGTTTGGAACCAAAACCAGCATCCCTTTGTTCACAGTATGTCTGACTTTGGGTATTCAAACCCAAATCTTCCAGACGTTACAAATATGCAGGGCGCACTAGATTACTTAGTCGCCGTTATCTATCCCAATGCCAAGGCTGCAGTACCTACTCCAGCAGATCTTCCTTTGACAGGAAACACTCTGGCTGATTACCGCGTAGTCAATGACGACGGTGATGGTCGCAGTGCCGGGTATCGTTGGGAACAGCGCGAAGGAGAGGCCGCTCCTAGCTGGCATAAGATCTACGATGTCGACTGGTCTACAAATTCTATTTTGTCAGCATGGCAAGACCAGACGCTGGCTTTCTATGTTCAAAAGATTGGCTATGACGAAGCCGACGAGACTGGCACGCCAATTACTGGCTTATATGCCGGGCAACGTATATTCGGCGGTAAAAGCCCTAATACCAATCTCACGCTGTCTGCCAATAGTGGTGATGGTACTGGCCCACAGACTGGCTTTGTGCAGGTTACAGACCATTTTAGGCCCACTACAGACGGAATTTTAAAACTAGGTGACACAAACAACAAATGGGCATCTGTTTGGGCTACAGAATTTAAAGCCGGAACCATGACGTTATCTGGAGGATCTCTCACAGATTCCTCAGGCGATATCAGCATGGGGACAACAAACCTCAACACACAGGGCTCTTTGGCTGTTGGCGGAACAACGATTACTGGCTACGGTATGATTATCGAAGCTACTGGTGAGCTTGATTTTGATACAGCCGATCTTCGCACAACTGGAGATATTTACGCTGACAGCCTTATCTTGAC